AACTGAAGATTCAATCTATCCATTTGTGCTTTTTGACCATCTTTTGCTACCTTGTATTGCAAAGTAGGTGCAATAAGGCTTGGTAATAAATTGATTAATTGATCAACTAATGTTGGTTTATAATCAGCCATGTGTAACTCCTAGCTAAATGTTATTAACGGTTCATCTTCGTCTTTGTACATTCCTTGTAATTGAATCAGACGATCTACTAAACTATCTTGATACGACATTTGTGCATCTTCGTATCCTCTTGCAGATTGTTGCATATCTCTATTGAAATCAAGCAAACCTCCTGCTAAATCTTGAGAATAAGCAGAACGTACTTGATCCATATTTTTCATAATACCTCTGCTTTTTCCACCAAAGCCACCACCCATGGCACTCATTAAACCTTGCCCTCCAAACATCTGAGACATTTGATTCATACCTTGCGTTCTCATTCCTTGTCTTTGCAAGCCAAATGCATCTCCATAATAATTTTGATCTTCAAGCATTCTGCTATAAGAAGTATCTACTCTTTGGGTACTAGGAAGAAAACCCATAAGACTTTCATCTACGTTTACCCCCATTAAGTTTAAATAGTCTTGAGTGGATGTTGGGTTAAAACTTTGCCCACTTGTCCCTGTTGTAGAAGTTGTACCAGTAGCTCCGCCTCCTGTATCTGATACACCTATATTTTCATAACTCATAGCCATTATTGTTACCCTCCTCTTCTAGCAAGAAAATTTAACATAGTATTACTCATTTGCTTATCACCTTTAAGCCAATTAGCAATCCCTTTTCCAGGCATACTAGGTTGATAATTTCTCATAGCAGAAGTCGTTCTACCTATAAGGCCTTGATTGGGCGTTACGGACAATCCTTCCATAGGAATTCCTCCATATGATCCACCTGCTAATGTTCCATCTGCTAAGCGTCCATATGAGTCCATGTACTGAGGATTATCTGTTAACAAATTTTCCATAGCTTTATCACCCCAACTACTTTGATAGTCAGATAATAATTCTTGTGGAATTTCAGAAGTTTTTGTTGGTGCCGCACTTAAACCTGTTCTTGCCATTTCTGCAGATTTACCTGCTTTTGCAAGTTTCAAGTATTTATCCGCACCTGCAGTTAAGCCTGTAATTATAGATGATTTCATTAACTGAGATTGCTCTGCTTGATTCCAGGATCTTTTTTCTCCTTCCAATGCAGATTGACCATATCCTGAAACTCGAGGACGACCTTTTAATTGAACTCTTCTTGTATCAGCACCTTTATCAAATCGTTCTCCACCTTCAATTCCTTTTCTGCCTCCTGCATAAGAACCTAATCCTGCCCCTAGTCCAGTAGCTGCAGCTCCTACCATCCAACCAACAGGCCCTGTTAATGCTAATGCACCTGTAACGCCTGCGCCTAAAAGACCACCAAGCCAGCCACCGCCTGCTCCACCTAATAATTGCCCTCCACCTTTCCACCAACCTCTTTTTTTCTGCTTTTTCTGTAAATCTTCTTGGGCTGTTTGATATTCTTTTTGATCTATATCTACTTGCTTTGCCATTGCAAGACGACTTAAATCCACTTTTGGTGCTTTTACACCTTTTTTATTTTTAGCTGTTACTTGATTATATGACCCTGCAGGGCTTTTCTTTTGCGCCATTCTAAACTCCTATTAAATTTCTATATATGTTTTCCACACAGACGTAATCCAAAAATGTGCTGTAGAATCTGTTACATCGCTATTCGCTTGTATGCTAATACCAGCTTTTTTACCTGCTATAATAGTAGGTGAATTATCAAAATCAGATGTGTGTAATTCAAAATTATTATAATTAGAAATTGCTCCTGCTTCTGATACATCATATGTAGCAGTTGCTACTACATCTTCATTAGCATCGTCATCTTGTCTTTCTACTCGTATTACAATATCATCAGATGCATTTAAATCATCACAACGTAACATAATCTTTTTCAATGTCATTGTATATGGAGCAATAAATCCACTTGTTGATTCATCCATACTACTTTGTTCCCCTGTACCAGCAAATGGAAGATAATATTTACCTGCTCGTATATCTTCTTCAAAATTATGAATAAATGTTTTATAATGAACAAAGCTATTTTTGTATTCTAATGCGCCAACAGTTAATTTTTTATCTACTAGCATATTACCATTGTCTGTCATATTAGACGACCACAATCTTCCATTTTGTTTTCGATATCGCACCAACATACCATTAGGGTGATTATATAGTAATTCTTCTCCTTCCCTCATAGAATTGGCAGATGGCTGTATTTGAGTTAAAACAATCTTATTTTGTTTTTTATTTTGTATAGACCTTGAAATTCTATCCATTACCCAGCTCTCTTTTTGAGCATTCGATACTCTATTCCAATGTCATTAATATATAATTTCCTAGCATTACTGCTAGAATCAAATTTAACTGATACTTTATTGCAAACAACAGGAGAACTAGGAGTTATTTTTACAGTAGCATAATTTGTAGAAGATGCAGCTATTGTACCAGCTAATGCATGAGATGTTCCATCATCTTCTTCTAAAGTAAAATAGTTTGTTAAAACACCATCTGATTTATAAGTAACGTAAACTGCGTATATTTTTTTACTAGTTGATGGATCTCCAAAATCAAAATCTTTTGTACGAAAATCGCATGTGTTTGCTACTTCAGTTCTGTATAACTGATAAAAATCAACATTACCACCAGAATCTTGAGCAATTAAAACATTATCGTCTGTGTCTACTGAATTACTAGCATCTTGATTGTTAATAAAATTTGTTGTTTGTGTAAATGTTCCACGTTTTAAATTCAAAGTATAACCGTCATCATTAGCGTCATAATCTTTTGTGATATAAGCTAAAGAAGTTTTTTCATCATACAATATTCCTGTTTTAGCAGTTACAAATGCTACCCATGTTGCATCATCTATTCTATTTTCTTTAAAGTTTCGTATTTTACTACCATCATATAAAAACAACCCATCTTTATTAACCCACAATATTCCATATTGCGTAAGTTTTACAGCTTCAGGCCAAGACACGCCCATATATTTTTTTGTTTCTTCTAAAAACCAAGCAGCATCATCAGGAGATGCAATATTAATAATATCAACACTTTTTTGTTTATAAGCAAATAACCTATCTCCATATGATTCAATTGCAGTATAAGAATCTGCGTCTCCTTTTGCAGCTTCTATATAATTATGATAAGGAAATGTATCATATCTATTTGGCATAGAATACATAATCCTATCTCTAAAATGAGTAGTTGTTGCAGAGTCTTTATCAACTCCAGTATTTTCATCTTTAATAGTTACGTTACAAACAAATGCTCTGTTGTTTGCAATTACTGAATCTTTCCAATGTTCTCCTTCATCACTAATAGTGTGACTAAAAACCTTAGAAGAAAACCCGTTAATAATTTCATAGGTCAATAAACCAAATTCTTTTAAACGAAAATTATTATCTGATTGATTATAATCAGGACATGAATAAAAAGAACCACTAATACTTAATGTTACTCCACTAGCTGCACCACTACCAGCAGTTACTTGAGATAGCGTAATAACATTGCTTCCATTATGACTAGCAATTGTTGTACCAGCTTGTATATTTCCACCTGAAATAGTCATTCCATCTGTTAAATATGTAACATCACTAACAGATGTTAAATTTGCATCATTATCTGCAGTTGTAGCAGTAGGAGCAAAAAACGCATTTTCCCAAGCAGAATAATCATCAGTAAACTTCAATCTACCACCTTTTGTTAAATCAATATCTACTAACATTATCCATTCTGCATCTGCATTGAGTTCTCTAATATAAATACGACCACCTGATATTCTTGGGTCAAATGGCCCCCTTGTTCCTATACTAATAGATAGGCATTTTAAATCATTTGTATCTGATACAGTATGAGTAGTAGAATAAGCCGATGGTAACGATTCTTGATTATTATCATAAATAAAAGTCTGAGCTATCTCATATGTCCCTGCTGGAATGGTACCATCTTGATCTGTTTCTGTTGTAATATAAACATTAAAACCAGCTCCTGCTGTTATAGCTGCATATGTTGTAGCTGCAGTACTTTTATATTTAGCCAATGCGCCAGCACTTGCTTCGCTAGAAGATACATGACCTGCAGTAGGTTTCGCTAAAGTATTATCTTTAGCATAATACGCTAAATATGTATTATCATCTGTTGATCTATCGCACCCTTCAAAATGCCTTCTTTGTATCCATCCATACCATTGAATCTTAGAGGAGTTTTTATCAGCAGTATCACAACATCTAATTTCATCTTCAACTTTATAATACTTTACTTTGGAGTTAATTCCACTGGCACTACTTCTAAGAGTAATAGTGTCTGAATGCCAATTAGTTCCAGCGGTATTTGTGGAATATGTATCTATTTTATGCTCATCGGGATGTGCTAATAATATTACTTTATCTCCAGTAGTAATTCCAGTAAGAGTAGCTCCCCAATAATCTTGAGGCGCTGTTTCAACATTAATAGCAATTGTTTTATCTACAATAATATTTCTAGCATTTGAGTCGCCTTGAGCTACTACTGTATAAATACCTTGAGACTGTGGATCTAAACCATCAGCAGAAAATGTTGAAGAAGTAAGCATAAAAGTAGATCCAACAGGAAACGAAGTAGATAATTCTTGAAGAGTACCACCTGATTTATATTCAAGTTCTCTATACTCACCACCGACTTGCCTTACAATAAAACCAGTAGCAGAACCTTCATTATCATCATCTCCAGTAATAGAACTAGTTTGAGTTACTACTACAGGATCACGTACTCTATCTGTTTCAAAATATCCTAAACCATATCCTGCTTCAATATGATCTATATGGCTATTGCTATAGTCACTAATTTTATTATTAGTTGAATCTGTATTTAAATAAGCAGGAGTAATGGAGCCTTGCGTTTTTACACTTAAATTTTCAATAACTTGCAATTCGTTTTCAGCTATATCTGCAGGATCTTTTAAAGTATTTAGACCTCCACTAAAATCTTTGATTTGTAAAATTTGCTTAGGCACTGATTATTTTGCCTCCGTAAGAAGTATAGCCATTAACGATATCAAGAACAACAAGATTAAAGTTATTATTAGTAAAAATATCAACAAGTCCAACATTATGTGTCCAATTAGTTGGTCTACCTTTTAAATAATCTTTTGACATATCAGTTAAGCATCCCATTGAATATGCCATATGGGGGCCTGATATATGGGTAATGACTGCTTTTTGGGAATCGTGAGTATGGCCATAGATGATATTGCATCCCATTTGTAAGGCGTGAGTTCTTGCATGGGCAATTCCCATGAAGTGTCCTCCATGATAAGCGTATAATTTGCTCCCAAACACTTTAAAGACTTCACCGTAGTCATGCCATTCGTATCCACGTTCATCAAATCGAAAGGCTGGTCTGGATCCGTAATGTTTAAGGTATGGGTTTTCTTCAACAAAATGGTCAAACCATTTTTCATGGTTTCCTTGAGCGAATTGCTTTTTTTCGCATCCCACTTCTTCCAAAACTTTATCAATTCTATCCAGACCCAAATTCCCCTCTTCAATTTCTTTTTCAATAAAAGGAAGCTGATATTCCAGGGGAGGACGTTTCTTTTTACGCCATTGCCAATGGGAAACAGACTCACCATCAATCGCATCTCCTAATAAAAGAAAAGCAGATGGTTTTAATGTACGTATTACGTTTAATGCACATCGAAATGCTTTCTCATCGTGATTGGGAAAATGGATATCTGGAAAGACCACCACTCGTTCTTTGATTTTCATGTCTCATTCCTTTAGTTCGAAGTGTACAAGGTCATCGAAATTATTATCTTTCGTTGTCCTTCTATTTTGACTCAAACTGGAATCCGACCAGTCTCCGCCCCAGCGAACATTAATGCCCATTTGAGATGCAATCCCTAGAACGAATCCTCCTAGATAATGAAAGTCATCTCTTGCATTCCAATCGATAGGATATGGAGCAATATCTACTGCTTTGCCTTCAACGTGTTTTCCAAACTTAGTTTTACTCTTACCTTGTGCAACTAGCTCGTTTTGTCGTTCTTGTGAACGTAGACCTTCTATTACAGTAATGTCAAAGTATTTACATACCTCATTAAGTACATTAACAAGCTTAGAATCTACTCCTTGCAGTCTACTTTTACTTCTTTTTCCGAGTTTTGGCATTACTTTGAACCAAATGCTTTAGAGAAAAAACCTTTCTTTTTTTTCTTACCTTTCTCAGCAAGTTTTTTCTTCTTCTTCTTCTTTTTCTTTATTTCACTATAAGAATACAAATCCTTTTCAGATTGATTTGCATAAGAAGTATCAGGGAATGCAATAACTAACGCAATCGTAATAAGTAATTTCATATTATTTTCCTTTAAATACACCTTCAAACAGGTCTGTTACCACATCCATTACTTCTTCAAAAAAGACTTGTTCTTTTTCTTCTTTGACAAATGGAATGTTTATTTTATCATTTAACTTTGTAGCAAGCATATCTGAAAACTCATCAGAGGCTAAATGCCCCATAGCTTCAGCTTTCATTTTATCTGCTTGCTCCTCAGCTAGTTTAATTAACATTGCTTTTATATCCATTATTTATAACCCCATGTTATTATTGCAGTTAATATCGCCATGCCACCAAGTACATAATTACGCCAGTTTTCTAAAGCTCTAGTTCTGCCATTAGCTAGACGTAATTGCTCTTTAATGTCTGGCAACTCTCTATTTAAAATAGTTTCAATTCTTGCTAAACGCTCTCTAACGTCTTCTCTATAATTGTCCATTAATGTTTCCCATTAATTCTTGATAAATTGCCTTTTACTTCCATAAGTATATCTGATAAATCGTTTAACTCTTCAACCATTTTTTCATGTCTTCTGTCACGAACTTCATCAGATTTATTCCATCTATCTATAAGTTTTATAATCATACTCTCCATATTTTCTAGAGTCTCTGATTGGCCTTTATTTTCAATTTTTAAATCCTCTAATGTTTGTGCTTGTTCCCCCGATCTCTTGTTTAAACTGTAAACAAGAAACATAAACATTGCGCCCACTACAGCAATCATACCGCCTTCTTGATATAGTGCTAAAAAATCCATTATTCTCCTTTAATACATTTCGCAAAACGTGCAATGATTCTTTTATGAATCTTTTTATTTCCTCTATTTCTAGCAAACATAAGAATCGCTTGACTCCTAATAATTGATTCTTGTCGCTCACTCATTTTCTTTTCTTCTTACCCCAACTTAATGGATTGATATTAAATTCTTTTTCATAGAAAGCTACCTTTTCTGCCAGCTCTTCTCGTTCAGCCCTTTCTTCCACGATATGTTTGCTAAGTAGATCCCCAATCTGTTCATCTGCAACAGTAACCTTATCTTCCAGGTCTGCCAGTCTAGACTCAATGCGCCAATAGCCATATACAATGATACCAACAAGAAAGATGATTTGCCCCAGCCATTTAATATTAAGGGAAATGACAGCATTATCATCAATAATACTACCTCGATAACTTCTAGCTGTTTTTGGTTTATCACTCACTTAACCTCCCAGCCCATAACAGACCAACCGTTACCGCACCCCAATACGCTTACCAATAAAAGTATAACGCACAGGAATAGCATAAGATGTACTAGGTTTTTCATATATAACCTTAAAATCTCCATTTTTTAATTTCTTAATTGTATTTTTCATAAAACCATCCACCAAGCAATACCAGTTTCTACAACTATGTCAGCCATAGTATTATATGCCCATGCTTTTTTACTACCATATGTTTCTTCATCACCTTCAATAAGCCATTCAAATATTTCCCACAATACTCCAATAATAAACACACCCATCACACACCAGAAATCTGTCCAATCTAACCACTGGAATATTTTACAAAAAAAAGCTCCTGCAGCTAAATGATAAGCAGTCCACCCATCTAATTGACTTGTTCTATATTGCCATGATACTAAAGTTGCTAAAGGATTTTTCATTTCTTAATATGTGTTGATACTAAGTTATGATCATTATCATATTTATAATAAATCCTTGATAATAATTCAGATTTTGTTTCACTAGAACCATAAGATATATCCCTAGAATCATAGAAATCTTTTATTTCTGCTTTCGTATTTGAATCAGTAGGATATTCTGTTTGAGTTGTAGCTATACCATTAATTACATGGTGTTTACCAGCAATCAACCTACCATGTCCATCGCCATGTTTCTTTGCACATTCAGCAACATAAAATTCTTCAGCAGTTTTAAAACTATTCGTTTTCTTTGCTACTGTTCCATCTACATCTACAAAATAATCATAAGACGAAGGGTAAGTCAGAGTCTCCTGTGTTCCATCTCGATACGTTTTAACTCTTGTTGCATTTGGTGATGTATTTCTATGTAGTCTTACTCGATGACCCTGACTGCACCTTCTTATAATCATGCTTCTACTTCAGCCTCCACAACTTCAGGTTCTAAAGCTTTTTTAAGCTCTATTACACCTTTCTGATGTTTTTCTACAAACACCTTCTCACATTCAACTAATTGCTGACGCATGAAAGCATTTGTATTCAGTTTATTCTGAACATCACTTACATGATTTTGGTACATAGCAACTTCAGCCGCAAGTTCCTTTTGTGAATCAGTCATATCATCGATAACATATTCTTTGCCATCAAGATTCAAGACTGGCTTTTCTTTTTCTTTTTTTGCCATTATTGACTCCTTGTTTGTTATTTAAGTTTTGCTTCTAATTCTGTTACTTTTGCAGATAATTCTTGTACTGCTTTGACAAGTGGGACTACAAGTCTTGAATAATCAATACCTTCGATTTTACTATCTTCTTGAACTGAATGAATATCGCAATCAACATTATACTTATCTAAGCAAGCCTTCACTTCTTGAGCTATAAATCCTATCTTCTTGTCTTTATCGTCAATATCTCTTGAAGAATCAATATTTTTAAACCAAGCCTGTTCTTTCTTTAGGTCATTATCCCATTCTTCAGATTTTCTCATATTAAAAGTGACAGGATTAAGCTCATTTACAAAATTTAATCCAAGAGTAGTTTTTTCAACATTTTTCTTTATTCGAGCATCTGAAGAACTATCAATATTTGTACACCATACTTTAGCACCACTATCAAACGCCATATATACATGATCCACATTAGAATCTCCAAGTGTTACTGTATTATTTCCTTTGGTAACTGTACCATATCCTATAGCTGTTGCATTTTGCGTTGTTCCAGCAGAAGTATCTGCTCCTGAACCTATAATTGTATTTTTTTCACCAGAGGAAATTGTATCACCACTTGCATTTCCTACGCAAGTATTATCATCGCCTGTAAGTAATGTTCCAGAATTATGTCCGATACATACATTTTGTGCTGTAGACGCTGAGTTACTTCCAACATCCATTACATAATTTCCAATACCAATATTTTGGTTTGCATTTGCATCTGTGGTCATTCCATCAAGAGCTTGGTATCCAATTGCAATATTGTCATGTCCTTCAGTCATATCATTGAGGGCTTGGTATCCAATCGCTAAATTCCTTGCTCCAGTTGTCAAAGCAGATAAAGATTCAAAACCAATGCCTATCGCTCCATCTGCATCGGCTGTCAAAACCCCATTACCAGCATTTTTTCCGATAAATATTGCGTCACTAACAGCGGTAGAATTATATAAACAGTTTGTTCCAATTGCTATATTATCATCACCGCTTGTTAATGCTATACCAGAAGCATTCCCAATGGCAATATTACTGGCTCCATCAGTAACATCTTCTAGAGTCCTATACCCCAGAGCAACATTTCCACTTCCTGTAGTAATAGACAACAAAGCATCAGTTCCCACTCCGACATTATTGCTGTTGCTGTTTGTAGAAACTCCTGTTCCAGCCTTACTTCCCACATAGGTATTATTAGTACCAGTTACATTATGATAACCAGCTTCTAACCCTATAAGGGTGTTGTGCATTGCCGCTGAACTTCCTTTGTTTTGAGCAAAACCAGCTTGGTATCCAATAGCTGTTGTATGAGAACCTTGTATCTCTGTTGATAATGATTGGTGTCCTACGACTGTGTTATAGCCTGAATCTGTAAGTGCATCACCACTCTGGTATCCTACTGCGACATTACCGACTCCAGATGTCAATGCTGTTAAGGCTCTTGAGCCTATCGCAGTAACTCCTGTAAGACCATTAGCAGCAGTAGCTTGAACCGCACCTCTACCTATTATTGTACAATTATTTAAGCCAGCGCTTCCCCCTGTACCTGCGGAATTTCCAATTATTACATTATCATCTGCATCAGCATGGTTTATTGATAAACCAGCCGAATGTCCGATTATAACATTTGCAGTCATATCAGTAGCGGCTGAGTTCATAGCATTTTTACCGAATACCGTATTTTCTATACCACCACCATCATTATTACTTAGTGAGATTCTAGAGTTTGCGTCTAATTTTAAATGATTAACCCAACTTCCTGTGCTGTAGCTTCCTATGGCTAAAGCACCTGCTGTATTCGCAGTCATTCTCCATTTGTCAGCATTATCATCACCATCATCTGCATGAATTTCTATTGTAGCATTATTTCCATCTGAACCTATAAATGTTGCAATAGTAGCGTCTGCTGTTTGTTCAACCCTCATATCTCCAGAAACGTCTAATTTGTAGTCGGGCTCAGTATTTGATATACCAATCCTTCCATTTTCTTCCATCAACATCACAACTTTTGATTGGTCTATGTTCTTAAATTGCAAATTAGAAGTTGTACCTCCAACTGCATTTATTATTTGCCACTCATCACCATTTGATTGTGTAGTATCTATAGATATAAAAACATTATCATCACTTGATACTGCTATGGAGGCTTGATTTCCTTGATTGTCGATATATAAAGCAGGAGCATTAGCATCTTGTACAAGCTTTAATACAGTAGTTCCAGTAGAACTTGCATGATTATTATGCAAATACATTAAATTATTTACATTACTTGTTGTGTTACCACTATGGTCAATTTTAAAAGCACCATCTGTTGCTGTTGTTGCCATTGCAGTAGATGTTATATTAGCATTAAATAAATGCCCAGTAGTTAAAGCAGATGCACCATCAATTCTTATTACTGCCGCAGTTGTTGTTGCTGGCCCCTCAATGAAAATATTATGATAATTTGTTGATTCTGAATCAATATGAAATGCGTGTTCGCCAGTAGATGCGTTTTGGTCTATTTTTAAAATACCATTGACTATTTCATCGTAAGTACCGCCTCCATTACCATTTACAGTTAAATCACCATCAATGGTAACATCGCCAGATATTGTTCCACCTGATTTGAGGCCTCCCTCTGAACTCATAAAATTTGTGATCATACTAAACCTCCACTACCCTTACTGCGACAGCCGCAACACCAAGATGATTAAAGTATACTGTAGATCCAAGCCCCTGAGGAACTGTTAAAAATACCAATGTCTCTGCTGGTATTTTAAGATCATTACTTGTATTACAATCTGTAGTTGTTGAAGAAAAATTAAAGTATATAGCACCTGCAGCATATACTCCTATTTGACCAGCATTAGATACATCTAAATGTATTGTGTCTGTAGTTGCTGTTCCATTATGAGTTGCCGCTGTGTTGACTGTCCATTCTCCACCAAACCCTGCTGAGTTAAGTGACTCTTGTACTGATAAATGTTGTTTCTTTGCCATGTTATCCTCCTGCCCTAAGGATTGACGATCCGTGAATGGGCTTGTTTAATTAAATTCTTTATGCTACACGTTTTCTAATATAGCTGCAACTTGACATGTAGTTGTCCCTGTTCCTTGACTACTCGGTTTACCATTACTATCTAAAACACAAGCCTTTCCATGTAGACCAGCAACTGTAAGATTTGGTGTTTTTAAAACTAAAACCTCTCCATTGCCAAGTATTATTGTATCAGTTGTATTATAAGCTGCGTCTGCTCCTGAAACAGAAATACCTACTCCCTCTGTTGATGTAGTAGAAGTATTTTTTATTGCTACCCATTTTACTTTATCTGATGTTGCTACTGCATTTGCTGATCCTAAATAAGAATCACTTGTATCTAGAATATCTGTTCCATTATAAGCAACTGCTACTTCTGCAAAAACCCATGCGTCATCATCCGCAGAAACTGGTGTATAATCAGAAGAACCTCCTAAAGATGATTTTATATCATCCATAAAAATAGATACTGTTAAATTTGATGATGCTTTATCTGCCATAATTAAGCTCCTTGTTGTCGTTGCGGAATACGACCGCCTATTAATAATTGTAAGCCTTGATTGTATTCAGCATTTAACATTTGATACTGACCTTGTTTCCATTGATAATCAGTGACTTGTTTTTGAAGCTTTGCACTAAAATTTTGTATATCAGAATTACGTTCTTGTATTGCTTTATTAACTTGAGCTGAATAATTTTGCACCTCAGCTTGATATTTCTGCAATATTTGTGCATCATCAGCTTGTGCTAATTGAGCATCTTGTATTGCCTTTTGCAGTTCAGCCTGGTATTCAACATTCGCATCGTTAAATACATTTAATTGATTTTGTATGTTAGCTTGATATTCTCCTATTTGAGAATTGATCTCTTGTATTTTAGCTCCTGCCAATTCAATATCTTCATCAGTAGATATAAACGTATCTACTATATTAAAAGAAGGAGAAGATACTGGAGCAGTATATACGGGTGCTGACGTTGTAAATGTAACCGAATTAGAGTTTAATATAGGAGCTACAGGTGCAGGAGGTATTGTCAATGAGCCTGAAATATCTGTAGGTAAATTGCTTGTTTTATCTGCTAATAATCTTTGCAAACATCGTACAGCACTTCCTAATACCATTAATTGTTGTGCTTCTAATGGGAAGTTAACTACTGCGCTATCTCCATGTACCGTTAATGTACTGCCATCAGAAGTAGGCAATAAGGGCACATAATGCAAATGCCCTGAAGTATCTCCACTACCTGCTGCTCCATTTACATATACTTTTTCATCTTGAATGTAATAAACTGGATCGGTATCGGTAGCAGCATGAATAGATGTTGTATCATTATACTTTGCTTTTTCATAAGCAGGTATAGGTCTTGCTATTACATCGCTTTTCTCCACTGCTAACACTTTTTTATCTGCAACAGTAAGACCACTAGAAGTAATAGCTGATGTCTTTGCTACGGGTAATAATTTTCTATTAGGCAATGCAGATATGATTTCTCCACCAATATCTTGCAAAGATTGACTAATCAGAGTGTCATCTCCTACTTCGCCAATTAAATCTTCTACTTGTATTTTAAAACTCATGTTATTTCAGTATAACTTGTTGATGTTGTTGATTGCTCACTGTAAGAAGTACTTGCAGTAGAGAGTAAAGAAAAAGAAGTGGATGCAGTACTAAACTCTGTAAAAGAAGTACTTGCTACCGATATTTCAGAAAATGAAGTTGCGCTTGTAAGTATTTCTGTCATCAAAAATCGTGTTGTTGAATGCTATAAGATTGACCTCCAAGTCTATCTTGATTGGCATATTGTTTTGCTTCGTTTACACACATATTCCATAAGTTTCTAAAGTAAGCCGCAGACTGTAATCCTTCAGGACTTAGTTCATATCCTTTTGCTATAGCGTATTGAGCCAAAGCATCGTGAAATTCGCTAGGTATGGCAGGTTCTTCATCCATTCTTATTCCGCCAGAACCATCGCCACCTGTAGTTGCCACAAAATCCTCATCATGTTTTACTGCATGGACATTTACCGTTTTGACTTCACCTACAGAAACGTAAGTTGCAGTTTCATCTGTATCTGAAGAAGATGCGATTCCTATGGAATCTCTTTCTACCCACCATACTTTTTTTAATGCATTTGTTTTATCGTCAAGAGACATCTGTTTTCTCAGGGGGACTTGTAAGTCTTGGAATTTGATAGCTATCGTAATCCAATCGAGTTACCTCAATAATGCTATCATCTAAATCATAATACCGTTGATCTGCAACTGTATTAAATTGATATAATGTTTTAAGTATTCGAGTTTTACGACAGAACTCATCCAAAGCTCTGTTTAAAAATATCCGTATTTGCGTTTCCCCTAATTCAGGGTGATGTTGCTTTACGGTTTCAATTAATTCTTTTTGTGTCATAATCTTTACAACTTTGGGGGAGCCGAAACTCCCCCATTGTTATGTGTTTCAACTTGTGCTTTAACTTGCGCCAAACGCCATTCCGTTTGTAGTAACTTTAGAACAACTTCCAATGACATACCAATTACTGCCATCTGATACTAGCTTTACCCAATCTCCAGCAATTGTTGCTGAACCAAATTGAATAAAGTCGTCTCCACTAGCAGACC